CCTTATAATAGTAATATTTACAATTATAAGCGCGACATTGCTGTCCTCGATGTTGGTACTTCAGCAACCGTACTTGGTGTCAAATCCGCACGCGTGTCGTTATTTTGCCCTGGGTCTAGAGTTTCCGTGTACACTAGTGATAATACTGGATTTTATGCTACGCATTGCATTGCCCACTGGGTCGGAGGGGGAAATCCCGACGACCCCAGTAACAATCCTTTTTACTTCCGTACCAAGAGTAATAGCATATGCGGCGATTCTGGAAGGGGTGTATACAATGCACGGTGCGACCTTGTTGGAATCCACACTGGTAGTACAGAAGAATGGAACTACCACACCTCCACACCTTGGATGGTGAGTGAACTCTGGAAGAGTCTTGCCAATAAGCACGCTTTTACGATTAAACAGGACCTTAAGGTCTACTCTCCTTTTAAAACAGAGAGTGGTTCTGACTCACACAGTCAAACCTACATTGAAGAGTATGCTTACTGGACCCGATTGAATGAAGAAAGTGCTAAGGCTAGGATGCGAGGAGAACATCGCAATGATTACTCTTCGCACTACGATGATGAGAAGTCCCAGAAACGTCAGTTTGCTGGTGACCTTGACTGGGATGATGACTGGGAATGGAATTCTGAAGATTCTGAACCCACTAATTTCAACAGTCATAATGCTCACATCAAGCGTAAGTACCTCAAACGTGGCTATAAAGAGGAAGAATGGCCGGAATGGAAACGTAAGAACCAGCATCTTTTCGTTTATCGAGAGTCTGTTGCTGGTGGTCGTCGAGTACTACGACCTAATTTGAATGACTCTGAAAAGAAGCTTTATGAGGCCCTACGTGAGAGTCTAGAATCTAGAGGTATTAGGTTAGAAGGTAGGGATCCTTTAAAAGTACTAACGTGGAGCTGTCCACGGCAATCAACAGCACACACGGCGACATTAACTACGGAGTCATCCTTGCAGCAATGCAAGGAGATGAAGACGAATGGGATGGAGAAATTGGAGACGACGGGTTCAGATGGTTCGATGAGGAGCCAGAACTTGTCGCCCGAGGTTACCCAACCTGTTTTGCAGTGTCTCCTTCCTACTTTGGGGAAGGAGAAGCTAACTTCTTCACCTCTGGAGTTGATACAGCAGGAGAGCTCACTCCAGTCACTCTCCCAGAGTGGGCAAACAGAGAGCACCCAGAAACCATGCTTGGAGCAGCATGTGTTGTGCCCTTCCTGTCAGAACTCGAGCCAAACAAGCTCCACTCCCACCATTCCCACTTCTACGAATTCAAACGCTACGCGGGTGAAATCCGCGCCACCGCGCGCCCTTCCGGTCCACCAGAACCAGGAAAACCCACCTGCATCAAAGCCACCTACGAAATCGCAGAGGAAGAATGCAAAGAGGAAATCAAAGAAGCTTTCTGCCAGCTCGAAGCAGCAGCCCCAGGAACCTTCTCAGCAGTCGACAAACTCTGGCACCCACCCCGTGGCGCCGCAATAGAGAAAGATCGACTTGCTTATTACTTCGCTAGAGCAGCCAACACACGCTTTGATTCTTTTGGTTTTGAGAAAACGCCCAAAGGACCTCAGTATGCTCTCTTCAAGTACGCACTTTCCACTCTTTTCAAGAGGAGGGGTGATTTCCACCTACCCCACATATACCAATTATGTGATGTAGAGGTCTCAGAATTTGGTGTTCATCACTATTCAGTTAAATCTGAAGTTTTTGAGAGGATTCTTAGTGATTGCAAGCCTACTGGTATGCCAGGTTACCCGTATGTTTACATCGCTAATCAAGCCCAGGAGATCGACCCAAGAATCTTGCATAGGGACC